CGATATCACCCTGTGTAAGTGTAATACTTAAACTACGAATAACTTCGTCCATTGGCATCCATTCTACTGTTGCGCTACAACCAGATGTTCCTTGCGGACACAAGGTGCTCTCGGCGTCTTGTAATGGAATATAAACAAATGTGTAATCACCTGGTGCTAGTGTAAATGTAGCACCTTGCCAAGTGTATGACTCGCCGCCTTGGTTACTATCGGTAGGATCATATGGTTTTAATTGTGTGCCATCACTACCAAAGTAGTTTACTCCTGAGATAAGTCCTGCTGGGCTATCTTGCGACAGTAAGTTAAACTGTGTTTGTGTAATTTTAGCATCTTTAGAATCTAATACTTTTAGTTCTGCTTCGTTGAACTGTGTGTTGTCGTGCCACGCACCGTACCATACAGTAATCTTTCCAGTACCATCTCCAACATAACCAACTGAGTTGGTGTGTGCCAATGCCGTAGTCGACATTAGCGAAGCCGCAACGGCGGCCGCTATAATCTTTATTCTCATTTTAATTGCCCTCACTAAGCATGACAGAATTTTTCCGTCACTATTATTTAAAGATTTTTAGTGTGTAATTAAGTTACACTTTATTGACATTCTTTGTAGTCACAAGGATTAAGCATACGATCCCATTGTGGTCCTATTGACTCCCAGTAGGTGTTGCTGGCTGGAACCATTACCGCATAGAGCAAACATACCAATCCTGCTATTGCTATAAGACTAATTTTCCACATTGCGATTATCCCACGGTGCTGACTCAAAGCAATTTGCTGGCATCTTATCTTTGTATGTTACACCTGCTTTAAATCCGTCTCCACTGCGCTCTATGTACGCAGTCTTGAATGGCATCTCACGCTCCTTACCAAAGCACTTGTTATTGCTTTGTCCTGGATATCTATAGCGTGGGTTGTGTTTTAGAAAATCTCTTAGCTCAGCAAGCTCTTGTTTATTTTGCTCTGCTTTCCAGTTGTGAAAACATGCTGATGCTTTATTGAAATTAAAGTTATCAAACTTATCCGGTGTATAGCCCTGTAGTGCTAGACATCCTTTTATTACTGTGTTTGTTGTTAATTGTTCTGCTTCTGCTTTTTGTGAATCAAGCAAAAGTATAACACTTCCAAATGCTATGATAACCATAATACTTGCTATTAATTTTTCCTTCATTGTTTCGCTCCTAGTCTTGTTGTATAACTGTTAGTGAACAGCCTGCGGCTACATAACACGTGCCGCTTGTGGTGCTACCATCACTCATCGAATGTGGTAGACTGTATTCTTTTGAAGTTGTTCCGTTCTGTGTTAAATCAAAGTTCCAAGCACCTCCTCCATTTGTAAGTTCTATAGTTCCCGCATGACTTCCTCCGCCTTCTTGTAGGATAGTAGCATTGTGACTGTCGCCTATTAGATCTAACTGTAAGTAGTGTTGTCCTGTACCTCTTTGTATTACATTTGCTGTATTGTAATCGCCTTCTATATCTATAATTGCTGTCTTGCTTGTATTTTCTTGTAATACATCTAAATTATTATTGGCGCCTATTATGTTTGCTTCTAGGTAGTGCGTGCCGCCAATGGTACTTGCTTGTTCAATATCTACTATGTTTGAGTTACCTACAATACCAAGTTCTAAATAGTGCGAGTCGCCTGCCTGTACAATATCAACAACATTGCTATTACCGTCGATGCTCACGTGTGCTTCCATACCGTGACTTGCTGTATCACTAAGTTTGCTTGTACGCTTTGTGCTTTGTGCACCTGTTATGCCTGAACTATACACAGGAGTTGGTGAACTACTTGTACTCGGACCGACATCATTTAGTGTAATAGTTCCAGCACCAATAACAGCACCATAGTTACCTGCCCAGGAGCCACCATCACGTCCAGATATTGTAATATACACTTGTATAGTACTACGATGTTTTGTAACCGTATAGTCATATGTGTCCATTGTGGTGTTGGTTATATTTTCAGTAATACTGTTTGTTTGAAGTATTTGTCCAGAACCATTCTTTTGCTGTATGGTAATGACAACATATTCAGTCTTATTTCCTTGCTCACCGTTTCTTGGACCTGTCATCATATCTAAACTTAGATACATAGTGCTACCACTAAAGCCTAGCGGTATATTAAATGTGTTATAGATGTAATAACTTGACGAATAGGCAAACACAACGTCACCACTACCTATACCATCGTTTGAGAAATAGGTGCCATTACTTACACAGGCCCTGGCTCCACTGTATCCGTAACAGGTTTGAAATCCTCCATAAGCACCCCAGGATCCAACATCACTGTTGATTATTTCTGTAGCACATACGCTATTTGCGTATATCAAAAACAATAAACTACTGAGTCTGCGTAATATTGATTTGAACACTGGCACCTCCGTTTATTAATATCTCTGCTTGTACACCATCTTGTATAATTGTGAGATCAGTATTAGATTCTCTTTCTGTTACTACATCAGCGACATGAGGAATACGTTCAGAACGTATACCTATTTCTTCCTCGTTATAGTATGATTGATTTTTAATCCACGGATATTTGTGTATTGTAGGAAGTACACCATCATATTCTTCCATAGCATCGCCAAGATCTCCTGCTGTTAAATCTAATAAGTTATCAAGAAAATCTCCCCCGTATTCGTCTCTGTCAAGCCTGTTAGTGTTTAATTCTGCACTTTCTGCTAAAAGTTCTTTCATTAGTTCATCAAACTCTAGAAAGTCTTCATCTAAAAAACTAACTTGCGATGGTTCGTTTTCACTATCAAACCCATCCGGAAATTGTTTTGGAGGAACAATAATAAGAAGATTATTAATTAAAGGTCTGTCTGTAAGTACCTTAGGTTCCGTAGGAACACTAAATCTACTCGATACCACTGTTGTTTGATAGGCTTGATTCATAATCACCATACCAGCATCTGTTGAAACTTCAATTTCTCCTGATGTACACTTCTCTTCGAGTTCCCCTTCGCTTAAACTAGGCTCTATAAGCCCAAACGGTAAGCCAGGACAGGTAGGTAATAGAGTAATCATCGATTGCCCTATTTCGTTTACAACCATTGTGAAGTCAGTACCGCGTACACTAACAGTTGCGGTAGGTGTTCTGAGTCTTACATTTTCTGGATTATTTTTTGCTACGCCACCACTAGCATAGCGAACAGTTCCCATAGTAACCCTACCGCTAAGTTTGCCGCTTTTAGCATCAGGATTATACGCAAATTCGTCTATAATAAACTGAGATTGTTCAGTAACTGCTACTTTTGTATTGTCATTAAAACCTAATACTAGTTTAGTATTTTTAGTTTCAATAGCATCGTTCATTTCTAATGGAGTATCTTTCTTCGCTGTAATTTCGTCTTTGTCTCTATACAACGTAGCATCTGGTCCTTGCTGATCTTGTACAGTTCCAATAGCCGCAATTACAGGAGTAGTGAAAACTACTAAAAGAAAGATAAGTGGATATTTACTGTTGTGTAATATTGACAGCATTTGTACTACCATCTATTGTTAAATTAACAATACCGGATTCAGTAGCACTAGACTGATCAATGTTTACAATGTTATTACTACTTGCTGTTCCGGCACCGCCAATATTAACTGTAACATCTGCTGTACTAGAAGAACCAGCAACTCCGCTTCTAGAAATTGCTACTTTATTGCTGTCTCCGTTTATATCGAGATCAACTTCAAAGTCATTAACGCCAACAGATGTATTACAAACAGCACTAGTACCACTTGCAGCTGCAGTTGTAACTGTACCACATAATGTTGTTTCATTATAACTGCCGCTAATCTGAGCATCATAAGTTGTTGAGTCAGCAGACCCTATATTAATATCACCAACGTTATAATCTCCATCTTGATCAATATTAATAACAGTTGATGCAGCTCCGGTTGTAGTTTCAATATCTAGTTCGTTGCTAGAACCGTTTTGAACAACGTCTACATCGGTTCCTGTGCCATACAATGATGCGGCATCGCTCGAACTACCAACTCTGTTACCATCACCTGTTTGAGTAATATCAATAGTTGAACTAGATCCTACTTGTTCAATATAGACATCAGCTGCATTAACTGGTATAATACCAGCTAAAAATAGTAACATAGCCACTTTTATAGTTTTTATACGTGACATTTTTTCGCTCCCGGGACTTTATGTTCCCATAATATTTATTGAGTGTTGTTTAAATTTTTAACACTATAGTTTTAGTTTACTCGTTGCTGACATCCTCTCCAGATGTAAAACTCCAAAGACCTTGTTTCTCTCCGTCTTTGATTATCTCTACCACTGCTTGTTGTATTGCTACTCTAACAGCGTAGTTTACAGGTTCATTAACTGTATGACCAGCTTCTGCTTCAGCGGCTTGTGTCCCCATATCAAAGAAACGGAAAAACGTAAACTTATCTCCCGCACTTAATATAGTTTTGGTCACAAGTACATTTAACAGTATTTCACCTGTTTGAACACTAACTACTCTCATACCGATTGTTACTACATCTTGTCTGTACTCTGAGCTAGGTCCAATTCCTAAATATCTTGCTCCTATTCCTCCAGTCTTAGTATTACTATCATAACCTACTATAGATCCTTCTATTAGTATACCCGCATATAGTAATGGCTGTAGTGACGTTTCGTCACCAGCACCTTGACGTTGCTGTCTAATAATTTGTCTTTCTTTTGTTAGATTTTCTAACGCACCTCTTTCTACTATTTTAAACCAATTACCAGGTCCGACCTGCTTTAATGCTTCGATTACATAAGCATCCGCACCTTGTGTAACAGCGTAACTAATATTACTAAGTTTATCACTAGGCTTTCGTTGACCTGTTTTGTCTTGAAAACTATATACAGCAACATATATAGGGCCACCGGATGGTCCTGGCAAAGACTTAAACTCGTCTTGAGGTTTAACTCTGTTGGCACCTTCCCATTCTTTTTCAGTCATGTTCATGGTTGCGCAACCAGTTAAGAATAATCCTATTAGTAATAATGAAATAGTTTTTTTCATATTAAAACGCAAAGTCCCCTACTGGTGTTTCAAACTCACTAGCTAAGTCACCGTTGCTATCGTATATTTCGACATAGATAACACCGCTTTCTCTTTTCCATTTTATAGTGTCACCGAATGGCGTTTCACTTTCCGCCCACTCCCCATCTATTATATCGCCGCCTTCGCCGAATAGACTGTCAGCAATATTTTTAGACAGTTGAGCATATATTCTCGATTCTAGATTGTTTTTGAACTTGTACATATTAGTACTTTTTGCTTCACGCTCCGCTTTGTCGATAGCGGCTTGAGCATCTTCTTCATTCTTGTCCTTGCGTTGCTGTTCAAGTTGGTGTATTGTAAGCACATGACTGCTATACCCTTGACCACTAAATGCTGGAGAATGAAATTGATGTACTAGTTCGTTTGCGTGTGAATACGCAGGCACGAGTAATAGTGCTATTACTAAAAAGTTCTTCAAGATTCGCTCCCTTGATTAATTAGATTTTCTCTAACGTATTTACCAAGATTTAAGCGATGTATGAAACCGATTCGCTCCCGGTGTCTTTCTCATTACGTAATGTTATTTATCGGTAATGTAGAAAAATTAACAGGCAGTTAAATGGTCGATAGGCTCATTTGAGGATATGTAGAACGTGCTCCGAATCCTAAAATATAGATAGTACTAGCATGGAATCTCATACCTAATTTTGTAAGATCTTCTACATTTTTAAAGACAGTATAGCTAGGTTTGTCTCCAGCAAAGTTAATATACAATACAACATCATCATTTTTAATATTCATATAACGTTCGTATGTTTTATTAGAATATAGACCTTTTGCTGTACCAGTTTTACCGTTGGCTATTGCCTGAGCTAACTCTGTGTTATCTTGTCCTGGAAAGATTTTCTCTAGCAATTCGAATGTATGAGTATTAAATTGATTCTTATCAACATCTGTACGTTGTCCTAGAGCAATCCAGTTGTCGATATTAAGTCCTGTTTTTTTCTTTCCGCCAAGTTGTTCAATTTGAGTAGCGTAGATATCGAAAAGTTCATCTCTAACTTGTTCGTACCCAGGAGCAACAGTAACTTCTTGATCAGCAAATCTCGGTGATCCACCATCGGTTGCTTTAACTTCAACCTTAAGTGTTCCTTCTCCCGACTTAACTTCTAAGTCTCCTTTAATTGCTTTAGTAATACGCTTTGAAAGGACAGCAAATACAACTTCACCTTTACCCATACCATAATCAGAAACTTTACTTAATGCGTCAACAATAAATGTAATTGCTGGACTCTTTCCGTAATAGTTGAACATTTGATCTATAGTAAATGAGTTACCTGGTTCTAATAATCTTTCAACTTTAACAATATTATCTGCTTCTAACTTCTTAAAGAAAAAGTCTCTATCTCTCGGAGATGTTTGCGCGGCAGCCGCGGCTAGTAGATTAACCAGTTGATTCATTGCTTTATCAACATCTACATCTGCTTGGGCAAGAGGTTCAAGCCTAGCCTTAAATGATTCGAGATTGTTCATAGCATTAACGCTATTCAACAGATCTTTTACTTTTGCTAGTATTCTCTTTGACTCTTTGTCGTCTGGAAGTGTTTTAATTTTAGAAAGTATTTCTCCCTTTAAACCCAAGGGATTATCTGCGATCCCTGCTGTGTCTGCTGGATCGTTTACTGGTTCTGCTTCTAATAAAAATTCAAATGCTCTCATAACGTAGTATTTATTTCAGTTTAGGAAATAACATGTCACGACAGAAAACTTCAACATCTTCTTCAGGCAGACCTAAACTTTTCATTACATTAGGAGTATGTGGATTTTGTTGCTGATTGTGACAATAATAATTTTGTGAGGCAGAAACTAAATCAGCTTGTCCGTACCCATCAAACTGGGGTACTTCTTCGAACCATGCTTTTAAGTTATTAAGTGCTATGTTAATAATTTGTTCTGCTTCTTCTTCAGTGTTTACATTACCTGCGGCAAGCATCTTACCTGTGAATATGTTACGAGCCCATTCAGGTAATTCACGTTGCTTCTTGGGAATAAAATCTTCTACGCTTTCATAGTAACCTTGTATCATAGGATGATCAGGATCGCTACTAGGTGAAAAGTCATGAAATGCGCCGGTCATCTTATTCTTGCCAGCGATTACATCAAAGCCGTAAATAGGCGAATCGTTAGTTAAGTTTGGAAAACAACATACATGCATCATCCAAAGACCTTTTGTGTCTCTGGCGTCTACAACATCGATATGAGCCCTACGAACAGACTTATTAGCCCACACACGATTAATCCAACCAGAATCAGGACGGTTGAATCTGTCGAGTCCTTCTTCTTGAATTTCAGTAGCGTACTCATCAAATGTGTGTATAATTTCATCTTTACAATTAATTAGTTTGTTCCAGATTCCACTCATTTAATTCCCTCATGATATTGATAGCATGTTCAAATGCTACATTCGCTTCATCTGACAAGTCGTCTGTTAATTTTTCTCTGATGCGAGTAATTAAAAGATCTTTGTTTTGAAAATCATAAAACTTACCGCTTCCTGGAACACGTTTAGCAATCATTTGACCTCCGTAGAGATCGCCCATATGCCTTACATAAAGGTGAGCTAAAATTAAATGCTTTCTTTCTTGATCTTCAACAAGCTCTAGGAGATATTTTATATAGTTTCTTGTTGAATCAAAAGCAGTCATTGACATTGCTCTATATCCTAGTTCTTGGAGATCAGCTTTGATTCCAGTTACACGAGATAGTCCTGGCAAGTCTTTAAGAAAGCCTTCCTTTGCCGCAAGATGCTCTAGTACAATGTACACCTCTAGCATTTGATAAAGGTATGTTGCGTACTGTTTTTCGTTAATGTTACCGCTCATTAATAGTTTAGCAAACTCAGAGCGTTCAGCATCACTGTGTGCTTGTTTAGTAAGTTCTTTTAGACTCATTTTATCTCCTTATTATGTACGCATATATTTATTGGCGATTTAACGAGCCTAAAAATTTTATTCTTCTTCAAGTTTGACCTGTAATGGAAACCCGTTTTCTTTGGCCATTGCTGTGGCTTCGACACCTTTGTGTTCAGCAATTTCGTATGAATACACACCAGCGATTCCTGCGCCTGTATTGTGTACTTCTAATGTAATTTCTTTGGCTTTTAGTTCATCATGTCTAAAAATATTTTTTAACAGATCAATAACAAAATCCATAGGGGTTTTGTCGTCATTCATTAATAAGACTTTCCACATACGTGGCTCGTCTAAGTTGACTGTTACTTTGCTATCAATAGCAATATCTGTTGACGTTGACATGTTTTCTCCTTGTACAGAATGTGTAGGGGATTTCTCCCCTACACAAATACTTATCTTACTTTACTTCGACTACATCGATAATCTTAGGCTTTAGTTCCTCAGGAACTTCACGCTCAAGTTTAACTGTAAGAATGCCGTCTTTAATTTCAGCACCCTTAACTTTGATGTGCTCTGCTAGATTAAATGATCTAGTGAACGCTCTCGAAGCAAGGCCTCTATGAAGATATGTAGGTCCATTAGTATCATCAACAACATCATCTTTAGTTGCTTCAATTACCAATGTACCATCTTCAGTAGTAACTTTAATTTCATCTTTCTTGAAACCAGCTACTGCTACTTCAATTGTATAGTGATTATCACCATCACGAATTACATTGTATGGTGGATAGTTGTTACTCATCTGATTAATAAAACGTCCTTCCATTTCGTCAAACATTCTATCAAATCCGATTAGTGCTCTATTAAGAGCAGTTGTATCAAAACGTGCTAGATTATTAGTCATTTTATTTCTCCTTTATTAAGCAAGTTTATCGGAACCCTATTAGGCGTTCCTTATGCTTTATCCGTTTCTTCGAACTCAGCATCTATAATATCATCCTCTTTGCTTTCACTTGATTCAGTAGCAGATTCTGCTTCCTGTTTCTTTGCTCTAGCATCGTGGATGGGTTTGGTAGCGGCAAATACATTACTAACTTTTTCGCTAATAACATCTTTATCGTCACCATCAAGCGCAGTCTTTAATTCACTAATAGCATCTTCAATTGTCTTAATTTCATCCTCTGATAAATCATCCTTGACTTCCTTAAGATCTTTTTCAATGCCATGAATTGCAGCTTCTGCTTGATTCTTAGTTTCAATAAGTTCACGTGCTTTCTTATCTTCTTCGGCATGAGCTTCAGCATCTTTAATCATTGCTTCGATCTCTGCGTCACTTAGTCCGCCGTCTGACTTAATTGAAATCTTTTGTTCTTTACCAGTTGCTTTATCTTTTGCTGATACATTAACAATACCGTTAGCATCAATATCAAAAGTAACTTCAATCTGTGGAACTCCTCTTGGTGCTGGAGTAATACCTTCTAGATTGAATTCACCTAGCAACTTGTTACGTGTCACAAGTTCGCCTTCGCCTTGGTATACTTTAATAGTTACTGCTGGTTGATTGTCGTCTGCTGTTGAAAAGATTTGCTGTCCTTTAGTAGGAATAGTTGTATTCTTTTCAATCAACTTGGCCATTACACCGCCCATTGTTTCAATACCTAATGATAGCGGAGTAACATCAAGTAGCAATACGTCTGTTACATCTCCACTTAGTACACCTGCTTGAATTGCGGCACCTAATGCTACAACTTCATCTGGGTTAACGCCTTTGTTTGGTTCTTTTCCAAAGAAGTTTTTAACAGTTTCTTGTACCTTAGGCATACGTGTCATACCACCTACAAGAACAACATCAGTAATTTCCTCTTTACTAATACCAGCATCTTTAAGTGCTACTTCACAAGGCTTAATTGAACGTGTAATTAAATCATCTACTAGTGATTCAAACTTTGCTCTTGTAATTTTAATGTTAAGATGTTTAGGTCCCGAAGCATCTGCTGTAATGAACGGTAAACTAATATCAGTTTGCGCTGTGTTTGACAACTCAATCTTTGTTTTCTCAGCCGCTTCACGTACACGCTGAAGAGCCATTTTGTCTTGTGCGATGTCAATACCGTCTGACTTCTTAAACTCATCAACAATATACTGAGTAAGAACAGCGTCAAAGTCTTCACCACCTAGTGCTGTATCACCGTTGGTTGAAAGAACTTCAAATACACCGTCACCTAGCTCTAGTACTGAAACGTCAAAAGTACCTCCGCCTAAGTCATATACAATAATCTTGCCTGCTTCTTTTTTATCAAGACCGTACGCAAGTGCGGCCGCAGTAGGCTCGTTTACAATACGCAATACTTCAAGCCCGGCAATTTTGCCTGCGTCTTTGGTTGCTTGACGCTGTGCGTCATCAAAATATGCCGGCACTGTAATAACTGCTTGTGTTACAGTTTCACCTGTGTACTTTTCAGCAGTCTCTTTCATCTTGGTTAAGATCTGTGCTGAAATCTGTTGCGGCGAAAGCTCTTTACCGTTCGCTTCTACCCACGCATCTCCGCTTTTTGCTTCGACTACTTTGTATGGTAGTGTCTTAGCGTCACGTTGAATTTCTTTTGATTTAAATTTGCGTCCGATCAAACGCTTGGCCGCATAGATAGTGTTAGTGGCATTTGTAATTGCTTGACGCTTTGCTGAAACACCTACAAGTGTATCTTCATCAGTGTACGCAACAATACTAGGAGTAGTGCGATTACCTTCTACGTTTTCAATTACTTGGGGATCGTTGCCGTTTAGAATAGCGACACATGAATTTGTTGTACCGAGATCGATACCGATTACTTTACTCATTTTTTTCTCCTTTAATAAGCGAGTTTATTTTTGGGCAAACGCCCGTGTGTAGAACCCGAAGCATCCTACAACATTATTTATATTGTATATATATATGTACGATTTAAAAAAAATCAAGTATTTTCGGTTAATTTTTTTCAAAAATGGCATTATACTGCTTGTGAGCAAGTATAAATGTAGTACATTTTGATAGTTGTTTTAGTGTTACTGCGCCTGCGTAAGTACAAGTAGAACGCAAACCCCCCAAGATATCTTGAATAGTATTACCCACTGCGCCTCTGTAAGGCACAAGAACTTCTCTTCCTTCACTGCTTCTATACTCCTTAAGTCCGCCAAAGTGTTTGTCGTTTGCGGCTTCTGAACTCATACCGTAAAACTGTACAAACTGTTTTGTTTCTACTTTTGGAAACTCGCGATTCATGTCAATGCCACTCAACCGTTGAATAGGCTCTAGCTCGTTGGTCAAGTAGTATTTTGTAATAACATCGCCGCCGCCTTCATCGTGTCCAGCAAGCATACCACCTAGCATCACAAAGTCTGCTCCTGCGGCAAACGCTTTAGCAACATCGCCAGGACAAGTGCAGCCGCCATCAGCAATAATGTGACCGCCAAGACCGTGGGCCGCATCGGCACACTCAATGACAGCTGATAGCTGAGGATAACCAACCCCAGTTTGAATCCGTGTAGTACATACACTCCCAGGGCCAATGCCCACTTTAACAATATCTGCTCCAGCAAGAATAAGTTCCTCTGTCATTTCGCCTGTTACTACATTTCCGGCGATGATTACAATATTTGGATATGTTTTACGCATCTCATACACAAAGTCACGGAAGCGATTTGAATATCCGTTGGCTACGTCGATACAAACGTATTTTAATCTATCTTCAACACGTTCGTATACATTTTCAAACTTATACCAGTCACTACCATTGATACCAATACTCATAGCAACATAATTTGTTCTTTCCATGTAGTCGCCGTTAAAGTATTCAACAAGTTCATCTACGGTATAGGTTTTAACAAGACAGGTAAACAAACCAGCCTCAGCGAGTTTGTCGCCCATTTCCATAGTACCAACACCATCCATGTTGGCAGCCATAATAGGAATACCGTTATAATGGCCGCGAGTATCTTCTTTAATTGATTCTATACTAAGAGGAGGCGGAGTGTAGTTGCGAAAAGTATATTTTCTTTCTAGACTTACTTCCTTGCGACTACCTAGTGTACTACGCTTTGGTCTGATCAACACGTCAGAGTAGTCAAGTTTCTGTTCTTGTTCGATGCGCATTTTAACCTCATGCTTTTGCTAGTGGATTGATAAACTGACCGTTTATCTTAGTGCTACCTCGCAGTGTCTTATATACATTTTGAACACCGACTGCTTGGTTCCACGCATCTTCTAGGGCGTGGTGTTTTAGAACTGGAGGACGTTGAGGATCAATACCTATATCAAATAACGTCCTTGTATCACGAACTTGCCAAAAGTTCCAAGGGCAAGTCTTTTGTAATTTAGCAAATATGTTTTCGCAAATAATAACATCAAAGCCTGCGCCATGGCTCCATACACGCTTTGCTCCCCAACAGAATTTATATAACTTATCCATTGCTTCTTTAATATCAATTCTTCCGTCGGGGCTAAATGCTTCTTCTTGTGCTTTGGGATCTTGTTGTGACCACCAATTGATAGTATCTTCGCTAGTTGTTAATCCTAGCCTATCACAACTATCAATGTCAACTTTGATGTATAACTTTTCACAGGTTTTCTCACGTACATCGTCGCCAAACGGATCAAATTTAACAGCACCAATTGTAAGTACTGTCGCCGTGGGTAAGACATCAAGTGTCTCTAAATCAATCATTATATCTGTATTCATAATACTAGTATAGCATCTTTCTGTTGATTGTCAACGGTTAATTAGTATTTGTCTTCGTTTTTCTTTTGTTGTTTTTTCCAACGAGCAACGGCAGCCGCTTTGGCTTTCTTACGCTTTTCGCTGGGCTTTGTATAGAACTGTTTTTCTCGCAAAGTTTCTAAAACTTTGTTATTGATCATTTTCTTCTTTAGCCTTCTTAGAGCTTTTTCTACAGGCTCACCATCTCTAACATGTACCATAAGTCCTTCTTCTTTAGGTCTTGGCTTTCTGTCTCTGTCGTGATGTCTTTTTTCATATCTACTCATGTATGCTTACTATCTCCTTTATTAGTTCATGACACTGATCAGTATCATGAATGATTCGATTAGTAACTTGAGAATATATCCCTATTTCACCAAAGTAGTATGCGTTCTTATGTGCGGCAAAATATCCAACTACTGACTTATCATTATTCTCGGCGTTAAACAATATCAAATCACATTTTTGTTTTTTATCAAATAACCACTCGTGGCTATCACCATTGTTCCAAACATAAACAACCGTAGTTGGTATTTCATTAAAACGTTGAAGTGTTTGGCTAACAATTTCTCTTTGTGCTTCAGAAAGTCCTACACAAATAATTTTTATAGAATCGTAAGTAACATCGTCAGGTGCGGTTACAAGGAATACTTTATTCACTATCGGACCGTTTTACTCTACTCCATAGAGTACCTTCCGTTTGCTCCTCATTTTGACGATAGCCTGTTTTCTTAACTTGATCAAAACCTTCTTTATCGTAATATTCAGTTTCCACAAGTTCAGGCATGATTTGATATGTTGAATTTAGTTTTTGATATTCTTCATTTTCCCAAGGTAGTTGGTCTATTTCACCTCTTTTAAATAATCGTCTTTGACGCTTTAATGTGTCATCTGGATTATCTTTCTTCCATGTTGTTTTTGCTTCGTCCCATGTTTCATACAAATCTTCAGTTGCTTCTTCTTCAGCGGCTTCAACCCATTCATTCCATGAATCAATGTCGCTTTTATTATCTGCTTCAGGTTGCCAAGGGGCTAAAAATAATGAATCAATATAAGACTGTGCTATTTCTTGTTTTTCTTCTTCGGTTGTTTCATAATCAGCTACTTCCTCAACGTTCGTAGACGACTCATTATTATCTGTTTGTTCCTCTGAAATTGATTCCGGATCGACTGTATCTGATCCATCAGTAGGTCCGTCTCCGTCAGGATCCTCTGGCCCGTCATCGCTGTCGGACTCATCTTCTTCCTTGGGGGTAATTTCATTTTCTCGCTCCTGTCTAGTATATTCAAAAGTATACTGACTAGCAATCAGAAGTAATACTGCTAATGGATCAAACACAAAGATAATGATTATAATAACCCAGCGTACTGCTTCTTCGAGCATGTTCTTATCTGCTTGTTCGCCATACACAAATTCAGCAATGTATTTGATTGGGCCGACTTCTGCTTCTAGTTTACGATACTCTGCTTCTAGCTCATACTTTTGTTCTATTAGAGTGTCGATTTCATTATTGGCTTCGCGGATCTTTGTATTTTGTTCATCGATCAGTTTACCAACATCGTTTTCACTTTGATTAGATGTTAACTTGTCACGGAGTGAGTTAATAAGTTTATTAGACTGAGCAACCTGTTCTTCAACGCTTGCTCTAATTTCTTCTATCTTCTTACGTGCCGCAACAACTTGTGCGTTATTGTTTAGGCTTTCAATTTGTTTAATCAATTCTTGACGCTTGGCCCTATTTTCAGAACGCCAGTTATCTACAGCATTTGAGGTCATAGAGCCCCAACTGCCATCTGGACTAGTTCCTACCATGCCTTGAACTTTTTTAATGTTCTCTCGGCCGCCTTCATTAATCCATGTTTGAATTTGATCAAAGTCTTTGTCTAATAATTCTATTTGAGTTTGGTACAATCCCACTACATTATCAATAATCTCGTTTTGTTCGTCAATTAAAGGTTGCGCTCTTTTATAAGAATCGTCAATACGTCTTTGCTCAATATCAATTTGTGATTGTATATTTGCTTGACCACCTGTACCTGTAGTTTCTAGGTCATTGATTTTTTGTTCTGCTCTATCAATAATAGATTGTAGTCTGCCTACTTCTTTTTCTATTTGTTCTACACGAGCAACACTTTCTTCACTGGCGCTTGTTTGCTCAATGTGTGCTTTGGATAAGAAACCAAAGATGCCCATGCTTGTAATAAACATGAGTACAATTACTGCTGTGCTTAGATAAGTTTTAAGCCACCAAGTAGCACGATGCCAATATCTGTGAAGCCAAACTGCTGTTACTAGTTTGCCAATCTCTAGTACACCGCCCATGACAATGATGGGAATAGTTGCCGCGGCAAAAATAGCAACAAGGCCAAGTACTGAGTAGTAAATGGCCACTGCTGATATTGACAATCCAATTATTAATGTAAGTAATCCTAACGCCATGTGTATATTTATCGCCTTTTTAATAGACTCCAAGTGTTGTCACTGCCTCTATAACAGTAGATGCTAACACCGGACTTCTGCTCTCCGAACGCATTAATTTCTGAATACAATGTACGACAGTAACCATTATACTTGGGTTCTGTATAAATTACTTTACTAAACCCCCAAGCATTGTTTTTACTCCATCGTACAGCAACATTGTTGTCAGCATTAAAAAGAGCTTGTGAAATAGCAGAAGTGTAGCCGTTCATTTGTGCTTCGTCTAGTTTTTTAAACCATCCAAAACTAACAGGCTTGGCAATAATAACAAACTCACTTGAATGTGCTTTAGTTGTGAATGTCATCATCAACAATAACATGATCGCCATTAGGTAGTGTACACCATATGCCTGTCTTGCTAACATTTCTGCCTCCAATAATAAAATTGTTTCTAAAAAAGTTACAGTACCTGCCGTCGATTGTTGTTTTATTCATAACAACTTTATCAAGTAGGTTATCAGAACAGTTAAGTTTAGTTACACTGTCAACTGTTTCGCCGTTCTTTACAGTAATTTCTTGTTTAGTATTACAGTAGGTATCGTATGTCGGATCTTTATATAGGGCCGATTCATTAGGGGTTGAAGCACAACCCCCAAGTACAGATACTGCTAATATCAAAGCAAGGTATCTCATTTTACTGAGCCTTGTTCTGTGCTACTAGCTCGTCAAATACTGTTTTTGGCATCTTGAGTTTAACAAAGGTATACTGCTTACCTGAGTAAACAAATGTAGAACGCTCTTCTTCAAGATGCTGTGTGATTGCTGTATCAGATACTTTGTAACTAATCATAGTTGATGTATTACGCACATCATTCTTAATATCAATAGTGGTTTCTGAATTGACTTTGCCGTTGATACGTTTCGCAAAGTTATTCATAGCGATTGCGTACATCTGTTCTTCAGCACCTTGCTGATAACGACTTTCGCCAGCACCACATGCGTATGCGTAATCTTCTTTCCACCAGAACAAACCTTCTGTACCAGATTGGGCACAATCTTGATACCAACTTGGTTGTGCGTAGGTTTCACGCTCTGGGATTGCTTTCATAGAACTACATGCTCCTAAAGTAAGAAATGTAGCGCCTAGTACTGTTGCCTTAAACATGCCTTTCATAATATACCTCTTTCTGTGTATGTGTATAATGTTCTATTATAATAATACAAGTTGACTAACTTGTCAACCTATATTGGTTATTTTGGTAAACTTTTATAAAAAATGTGTTCGCCGATCCTACCAATTTCAATCATACTTCGATTCCAACTAGGATCGACGTATGTCGCATGGTAATGGGTAGCACCTTCCGTGATGCCTCTAAATTGATTGTTGACAACAAGGTGATAGGCAATTTCTTGTGCTTGTCGCCATGATTGAGGAGATTTTGGTTCATCACTCTTCCCGTCACAATACCAACTAAACTGGCAACGATTTCGAACTGGAACTTCTTTTCCTTTTTCTTCTTTCCACCATTTGGAAATAGGACCCTGTTTTACTACTTCGCATATGGTTTTTGGATATCTTGTATCCTGTACACGATTCAGCACAACATCTGCCACAGCAAAACGCCCTGCGAGATTATCGCTTCGGCTTTCGTGATATATGTTTAGTGCTAGACAGTATAGTTCTGGATTGGAAGACTCAGTGTAAAGCTCGCCAGTGCTATCTGTTGAAAGTTTGTAAGTGGAATTGACATAAGTGTCCGTATGTGCTGTGTTGGCAAATGCTATTGTTGCTCCAAGCACTACCATCGCCATGGTTGAAGTTAGTTTCATTATTACGCTCATCCTTTATTTAAAGTTGTTAGTAACATTCAATATAATAGCACATTACCAGCACGGAGTCAAATAAAATTTATCCAAAAAAATAGGGGCATAAGCCCCCATTTATAAGTGTGCTAATTGTTATAATTAGAACTTAACAGTAAACTTAACAGCTACTTCTTTATCAGTATTGTTGAAATCTTTGTCCATCTTATGGTTCAAAGCTACTGTAAGATCAGCTTTATCATTTACAGCAAAAACACTTCCGATTGTTGCCATGCTATCCGATGCTGAAAAGTCTGTGTAGTCGCCTTCGGTTGATTTCCAATCATAACTCATTTGAGCAAAAGGTGTTACTCCTGACATACTCTTGTATTTTGCTCCAAGTACTGGAGAAATTCTTAGTTCGTCTTTGGTGTATGAATCACCTTTGGTTAAATTAATCGACGGTACAGCGTATACACCGACACCGGTTGTCAAATCCGATTCAAACTTCTTGAAAGCATAGAATCTCCAATCTTGATTGGTATTGTCATCAATCATTTTTACACCAACATTAACTGGTAATGAATTTGTGTGTAGATCAATAACGTTAGCATCTGCGGCAAAATCTTTGCTGTCGCCAGTTCCGACTGACAGTCCAAATTTTTCACCTTCTGCCGCAATCGTGTAGTTGGTGTTATCATAGTTGTCGGCAAAAGCCGAACCACTAAAAAAGGCCATGATGGCCACTACGGTTAATAGTTTATTCATTTCTTTTCTTTTCCTTTGTATGTGTGTCTCTAGATGTCTATCTAATGACGAGTTTATTTATAGTACCCCTTGTTTGTCGTAAACAAAAGTGAGTGTAAAAGAAAGCACCCGAAGGTGCTTTCCTGCTATTTTTGGTAACAAGGTATAACTACCCCGTAGCGATCAAGCCGCTAGTGCAAAGTTTCCTTCTGCAATTATTAAAGTCGGTCTATTCGCGACCATCCGGTTAACTCCACTTTCACTTTCACACCTGTCGATCCTATTTCGACCCCATCAAAAGCATACTACCCGCTTTATCAGATACGTTCCAGACTTAACTGGAGTAGTATGCTTTTGGTGGAGTCGTCGGGTACCGCCCCCGAGTCCAGTATGTGTCCACGTTGCTTCAACGCTAACAATACTATTTAAGCATCTATTTTAAATTTTGTCAACCTAAAAGTATTAGGTTCCAGCCATGATTGGCTATCGCATTTAGAATAATAGCAAGACAAGTAACGACATGGAGTATAACCCACACGCTACGGATAATCGCAACTCTATCTGCTTTTCGATCATCATTGTATGCTTTTTGTCCAATGGCTTTACACCAAAGTTCCCACATCTATTTGTTCTTTCTTTGAAATTTTTTGTTTTGGAGGTTCTATCTTACGTAGCCAACTGTCGGCGATATATGCTCTTGGTGACGGCCCTAAGCCAATTGACAAATCATCTGCTTCAATCCACCAAAAATGATCATGAACTGCGGCTTGGCAGGTCATTCCACGGAAATCAAACTGTTCGCCTTCTTTGAACTTGCCAATGTATTCTGCTACTTGTACATACCGCCCTACATTTTCTGGACGAATTGAAAATACAATTACTGCTTTGTCGCCTTGATTAACATTCATTTATTTTTTCGTTTCGTATTTGATCATCAAGGAAGTTAAGTCCTCGACCTTTTTTAGTATTCCGTTTTCTTGTACAACGAATACATCTCCAGGCCTATATAGTGCGTAGCCCTTGTCGCCGCCGTCCTCTTTCTTGCCCATGACTTCCCCTGGCCAGTCACCCTTGACATGGAAACTTCCATCGGCAAAACTTTCTACTACAAAATCTATCCAAATCATAATTTTAATTCACTGTTACCATTTTCACCAAATACTCCTCTTGGAAATACATTAAAAGCAAGACTAAATCTATCCTGAGTCGAATGGTTTGTCATAACAGAATGATTTAATATACTTGGAAATAACAATACTTCGTTAGTCTTAGGAAGTATACCTACTGCTGAAGTATTATAATCTGTTTCTTTATCAAACTCTAGTCTTAAAGTGTCACTCCATAAATTAGAATAACTTCTATCTTTATGAAAAATAATAGCACCTGTGTTGGGATCAGTGTTTATATATAAAACTCCACTGACCATACTGTTGCTGTGCCAATGTTCTGTATGATAGTTACCAGGTTTTGATCTATTAACCCAACTTGTGGTAATTTCCCACTTATGATCTTTTTGTACACCAATTACTTCATAAACATATTGATCAATATGTTTTTGTAATTCTTTTTTAAGACCTTTATATTCTGGAAGATGTAACAAGTGTCTCTGTGCTGTTTCAGTGTGTGTTACATATCCATCCTCTACTTCCCACTCATGTGCTTCGAGCTTCTTTATGGTGATAGTATCCAATGGAGGTATACTTGATTTATATACAGGCATTGGAAAAAGATCTACTACCTGATAGTTTTTCATTTTAACCAACCGATCTTTTTACCTGATTTAATTCTTCGTTCGTGTTCTTCAACAGATCCTGGATATCTCCAAGCCCAAATCGCTACTAGTAACATAAAGAGTCCTGAGTAAAGAACAGCCTTTAGGTTGCCTGTCGCATAAAATGTAAACGCAAGTGTTGATGACATTACAAGTATCATAGCATACTTGCCTTTGGTTGGGAACACTTTCTTTTGTGTCCAATTAGTTAAGAATTTACCAAACCATGGATGATTGTATAACCATGCTTCCATCTTTGGAGAACTCTTTGCGAATGCCCATGCCGCAATTACTAAGAAAATTGAAAAAGGAATGCCAGGAGTTACAAAGCCAATATAAGCAAGACCGACACAAATAAAACCTAATGCTAGGTAAAGATATTTTTTAATACTATTCAATTCAGTCTCCTACGCAAATGCCAGTATCGTCGGAACCATTTTGAATAGTTGCTCCTGTGTTTGTGGTGTCTGTTGTTCTTGCTAATCTCATGTATTCGATAGAAACACTACCGCTTCCTGTGACTACTGTTGATCCTGATGCTGTTGTAGCACCAACTGTTGCTACATCATCTTTGGCTGGTCCAACCTTTACTGACGTTTGAGGTGATGCTACTATTGTTCCGTCAGCAACACTTCTATTAATACTTGCTAAATTTTTAGCCATAAGTCGTTCTCCTAAGCGAAGTGAGGACCTCTACACCAACCAACTAGACTTTTTCGTGTGCCTTGTAGTACTGGTGTTACTCTGTGCCAAGTGTAACTTGGAAACACAACAAGATCACCCTTCTTCATATTAATAGTAGTTATTCTCTCACCGTCACCTGGACTTCCTAATTCGAACTGGAAGTCACCTCCTTGGTCTGACGATTCTAACATCAATGTAAAACTCAACTTGCGAGTATCTTCCTCACCGAACGAATTATCAATATGCCAATCATATCTTTGATTTGCCATATACTCAGTATATTGGAAAGGTTCGCAAGTTGTTATATTAAAATTCCACTCTGCTTGTAGATTTGAATCAACAACAAATCCCCAAATTTTATTGAAGATTTGTTGTCCTAGATCTTGTTGTGCTGTGATAAATCCAACTGTGCTATGCCGTTGATTAAGACTGTCTTTAGCATCAGTGTTGGCATGCGAAGTTTCTGGAGCATTGTTTAAGATAACATCTGCTAGTTCAACCAGTGGCGAATTGTCATATAGCCAGTATGGACACTTGCGAATCATTAAGCAACTCTTGTGCTTGAGTTAGTATCAGCGGTAACTTCTTCACCTGCCGCGGCCTGTGCTTCAGCTTCTTGACCTGTGAGTGTATTTCTTAAACTTGTAAGTTTTGCTGAAACTGTTTGTACAAGACCGATAGATCCAATATAGTTAGTAGCCACATCGCCGGCAAATGTCGTAGCATTTGTAATCTGTTCATTAACAAACCCGCCTACTTTTGCCTGTGTTGAAACTGTAACAGCATCAGTTACTGCTGTACTCATCGTTTCGTTTACACTTGCTTGTGTTGGTTCAACTTCTGGCAACCCAGATCTAGTAAGAGCCGCATTAGTAGCCGCAACTTCAAATGCTTGCTTACGTGCCATTTGGGCAATAAAGATTTGTGCTGAAGCATTAAAGATAGAAAATTGACTAGCTAGTTGAGCGAAGTCTGCTGACTTGTCAACAACAGCGCCGGCAATAGCAAGTAAGTTATTAGCCATCACTCTCATAAAGTTTGTTTGTGCTTGTAATTGGCCGTGTTGAGCATTTAAAATAGCAGGTACTGTATTCGGAATACTGGCGGCCGTTGGCCCAAATAAATTCTGTAGAACACCTGTACCTGCTGCCGCAGGGCTGTTACCATGTAAATTTAAATTAAGATTTTGAAGGTTAGTGTTAATCGACGAAAGATTACCATTCAACGTATCTAATTTAGCTTTAACATCGTTAAGTTCAGCTGTGTAATCTGGAATCGAAAGGGTGGAAGAACCTCCCGACGTTATAATGGTACTGTCTACAGTATTAGTGGCCATTTAATTCTCCTATTTTGTTACCATGGTCAATCCGGTAGTTTGTTCAATGTATTGTTTACTGATTTCTTCTTCAGTTTTAGATACACATGAAACACTGCTGGTACGCAAATTAAATTTGCTGTCCGGACTTACACTGAACATGAACGGTGCTAGCCCTAGTCCTTGTTGTTGTGCGATTAATACCATTGGTTTCTTTAGTGTGTAGTAAGTATCTGTTTCTTGTTCAAGACGAGCTACAATTTCTTCACCTGACGCAAGTTTAAAACTTACAGTATCGCCATCTTTGTATGGGGCTTCAATTAACATTATAGTGTCTCTCCAGTTCCGTTGTAACCTGTTTCTTCAATATATTTTGTTAGTTCATTATAGCCGCCGATCTTTGTACCATTCACAACAATCTGTGGAACAGTACGAGCGCCTGGAAATGTTTCTAACAATTCTTCTTTTGTATAGTCAGTGCCAAGTGACTTGTATGTGTACTTAAATTGTCGAGTCTCACAAAGTTGTTTTGCTTGATCACAAAATGGACACATAGGCTTTCCGTAAATTTCTATCATAGTTCAAAGTCCTTAAATGTTTCTTTTGAAATGTCCTGCTTAACACCGCCAACAATATAACTTTCTACTTCAGTTTCTTGTGGTGCTACCTGTAGGCCTGAACTACTTAACCAATGTTGTGTCCAAGGCAAAGGATTAGTGTTTAGCGGACGGTCATATAATGTTTTCATACCAAGTGCTTTCAATCGCTTGTTGGCAATGAATTCAACATACGCATGGAGTAGATTTGTATTCAAACCAATCATTGATCCGTCTTTAAACAAATAGTCCGCCCATGCTTTTTCTTCTTGTACACATTCTTCCCAAAGAGCATACATCTCCGGCTCAAGTTCTTTTGCTACTTTTGCCATTTCAGGATCGTCATCACCTTTCGCCCAGTGCTTGAGAATGTGTGTTGAAAGATTTAGGTGTGTTGCTTCGTCGCGAGCAATAAGCGAAATAATCTTTGCTGAACCTTCCATAAGTTTAAGTTCACCAAACGCAAATGTACAAGCAAATGATACATAGAAACGTAAACCTTCTAAAATGTTTACAGTCATCATTGCTTTGTATAGTGCTTTCTTAACATCATACAAGTTGCCTTTGCCTTTGTTAAAATAATCATTAGCAATATCAGCAAACGCATCGTAATTCTTGGTAACACTAATAGCACGTTCAATAATCTTTTCATCATCAAGAATAGTATCAAACACTTCACTTGGATCCGGATACACGTTTTTCATAATGTGTGTATACGAACGTGAATGGATAGTTTCAAAGAAGTCCCAAGTAATAATACATCCTTCTAGTTCTGGATTAGAACAGTAAGGAAGAAATGCTAGACAGGGTCCACGTCCTTGTACACTATCAAGAAGTGTTTGGTATTTTAGATTAGAGGTAAAGATATGTTTTTGTTCTGGACGTAGTTCTTGGTAGTCACCTCGATCCTTCTGAAGAGATACCTCTTCTGGTCGCCAGAAGTATCCAAGCATAGTTTGATTTAACTTGTCGTACTCAGGATATCGAAATACATCATATCGTTGCGTATTCTGATCTTCTCCGAAGAACATGTGCTCTTTTGTAAAATCAACCTTTTTGCGATTAAAAACTGTCTTTGCCATTTAAGTCTATTACCTCTTTCCTAATTAGATAGCACACGCATCACACATCTCATCTGAGTCTGGATCCGCAAGTGTCTCTGTTCCGTTTACATGGCCATTCACACCATTGACGTGACCATTCATACCATTCATTTTAACATCATTTACACTGTTGTCAACAGCATTCTTTTCCATATCATCATCATGACCTTTGAAGTCATATGTGTTTTGATAATATGATGTTTTCCAACCCAACTTATAGGTTGTAAGCATATCTCTCATCATAACACTCAATGGAACTTCATTGTTTTCATACTGTAAAGGATTGTAACTCCAGTTGCCACTAATAGCTTGATCAAAGAACTTTTGCATTACAGCAACAACGTTGATGTAACCTTCGTTACCTTCCATATCCCACAACAGGGTATAGAAATTCTTTAATTGATTATAGCCTGGAACAATCTGTTTAAGAGGCCCTTTCTTTGACTTCTTAACGGACAAGTAGCCTCTAGGTGGTTCAATTCCGTTTGTTGCGTTCGACACAACGGAACTGCTCTCCGATGGCATTTGTGCGGACAAAGTTGAGTGCCTGAGGCCGTGTTGTTTAATATCGTGTCGTAAACTGTCCCAATCATGATTTAATTTCCCGCCGCCGGCAACAGTGTCTACATCCTTTTTATAAGTGTCAATAGGAAGGATACCGTCTGCGTATTTAGTACGTCCAAAGTACTTACAGGCGCCTTTTTCTTTTGCTAGGCCGTTACTTGCTTTCAATAGATAATACTGGAAACTTTCAGTTAGATCGTGGACAAGTTTCCAGGCTTCTGGGTCACTGTACTTAACGTGATGTTTAGCTAGGTAATGTGCTAACCCAATGTAGCCAATACCTAATGAGCGTCGGGCTTTGGTAGAAATTTCTGCCGCCTTGACTGGATAACCCTGATAATCAATGATCTCCTCAAGAGCCCTAACGGCCAAGTCACAAAGTTCTTCTAGTTCAGTGTGTTCTTTATTAAGTGTTAGTCCACCTACGTTGATAGCACTTAAAATACACAAAGCAATTTCACCGTTTTCATCATCGATATGCTGAATAGGTTTTGTTGGCAATGTGATTTCTTGGCACAAGTTACTCATGTAAACAGGATCTTTAAATGAACTGTGGCTGTTACAATGATCCACATTCATAATATAGATACGTCCTGTCTCTGCTCTTTCTTTAAGTAGGGCAGAAAACAATTCCTGTGCTCCAATTTTCTTTTTTCTAATAGATGTTTTACGTTCAGCCGCTTCATAAACTTCTTTGAACTTATCGTTGTCGCCTGAGTAAAACGCATCATAAACCTCTGGAACTTCATGTGGCGAGAATAAAGTAATATCGCCTCCAGAAAGTAAACGTTCGTACATTAATTTGTTAAGCTGAATTGAGTAGTCTAGTTTACGTACACGATTGTCTTCTGTACCCTTGTTGTTTTTCAACACAAGAATGTCTTCAATTTCAAAATGCCATAATGGGAAATGTGTAGTAGCACTGCCGCCACGTACACCATTTTGTGTACAACTTCTTACAGTTGCTTCGTAAACTTTTAGGAACGGAACTACACCTGTGTGTGCTACTTCTCCGCCTCTGATTTTAGAATTGATCGCTCGTACTCGTCCCGCATTGATTCCAATTCCTGCCCTTTGAGCAATGTAATAACCGATTGCGCTATTAGAGCTAAAGATACTAGGAAGAGTGTCATCCACATCAACAAGAACACAACTGGCAAACTGACGAATAGGAGTACGCACTCCAGCCATGACAGGTGTTGGAATGTTGACTTTAAAAAGTGAGGTCGCGTCATAATATTTTTTCACGTATGTTAAACGTGTCTCCTTTGGATATTCGGCAAACAATGTTGCCGCAATCATCATATACATGAACTGAGGAGTTTCATACATGGCGCCGTTTGAGCGATCCTGACACAAATATTTGTCTACAACTTGACGTAGACCAGCGTAGGTAAAATCTTCATTTCGATCATGCTTGATGTAAGTGTTTAGTTTTTTAAGTTCAGTCTCTGTATACTTTTCTTTGATCGCAGGATCGTACACACCACGACTGATATTAGTGTCAATAATCTCAGAAAGAGTTAGATGGTCATAACGTCCATAAACTTGTTTATGTAATCCGTACAACAACAAACGTGCCGCGGCATATTGGTAGTTAGGATTCTCCAGTGAAATCAAATCGTTGGCAGAACGAATGAGAACATTCTGAATTTCGTCTGTACTCATGCCGTCATAAAATTGTAAGTCCGCATTCATTTCGATTTGTGAAGCACTAACGCCTGCGAGTCCATCGCAAGCCTGTTCAACCACAAAATGAATTTTGTCTAGGTCTAGTTTTTCTTTCCTGCCATCACGCTTTGTGATTAGGATTTCGCTGGCTTTATTCATCTTACCTCTTCCTTTAAAATATGTGTGTTCAGTGAAGTATTTAAATTTTTAGAAAAAAAATTATGCTACTTCTGACTTCGTTTCGTTTGTCCAAAGCAACACTGCTGTAGACGGCATTTTTTCTATATCAACAACTTCGCCGTGATAGTAATTTAGTACATGTTTCTTGTCAATAACACTCATGAACCTCGGTTCTTCTTTTGGTGCTATAGACGTATATATTTCAGTTGTCACTCCATTAAAGCGAGCTGTTAATTGAAAAGTATAACATATTCCTAAACAAATAGCAAGAAGATCATACCGGTTATTGATTACCAATTCCCAAGGGTCAGGCCAACTGCCTGGATTATAAGTATCAAGCACCTTTGTATTGTAGGGGGTCTTAGACCAGAATCTTGCTACATCCTGGTATGGTTTCGTTGATGTTTCAAGACTTTCACGAAAGTCTCGCCACGCTTGTAATCTATCTTCGTTTCTTAAATCAAACACCGTAACTAACAAAATAAGAAATGGTATCAGGATTAACGCCCGCATCAGGGTTAACATAATCTAATACCATTGTTTCACTTCCTGCTGTTGAGTCGCTCCTATCAACCAATCTTACAGTAAACTCTAATGATTCAACATTAGCATCACCGTTGTTAGTTGTTGTATATCTATCTGTAATTGTTGGATTTTGTAGATTATCACCGATAGTAATAGTAATCTGTCCGTGTCTTGTGCTTCCGTTGTAAAAATCAACAATGTAATCTATTACAGTTTTTCTATTCAATGCTGAAAACATTGCTAATGGTGTTGCGGCAAAGTTAACAAAAAGATTTTGTTTAATCTGATCGTCTGTTGTTACTAACGCACCGTTTAGAACTTCTGGATAGTGTACTCTTTCATCATCAGTTAAGATTTGTGTATAGGCTATTCTTTGTCTATCAAAACTGCTTTCTTTTACTACGTTATTACCATACTCTCCAAAGATAATAATGCTTCTCTCAGGTGAGTCAACTTCGTTAACATCATTACCGCACTTAATGAATGTGTTCTTGTGGAATTGGAAACCTGTTCCAAAGTCTGCTTGTAGAACTGCTCCAACTACTTCTTGGAAAGTATTGTGGTCAATCCTCCAACTACATGTTTGACCTTGTACACCATTAACTTCTATAGCATAATAAAGATTATGGAATTCACTGTCCTTGATTTCAATGTCACATTCTAGTGGATCTGTTTGTGTGAAGTTAAATGCTCTATATGATTTTTGGAAGCGGCAATCTGTAAACTGTACACGTTTGATAACTGCTCCGATATTGTTTGTATTGCTCATGAAAACCATAGCATCAGTTACAGGAGCATTTGCTACATCTGTTGTTGTGCTGTGCGGGCCTTCAAATGTTACACGGTTAAACTTGCTGTCTCTTAAACCTGATAGATTAAAATGTCCATTTGTAAATCTAAATGTCATTCTATCTACAATAATATTCTGTGGCATTGTTTCATACTGCCAAGTTGCTTCTGTTAAACTAGCATCGCTAGATCCAACTTTAATACTAGAGCTACCAACAATAAGAACTGTACCTACCTGTGACTCTCCTTCGAGCAAAGAAAAACTAGGAATAGTAAGTGTGCTGGCGATTAGGTAGTGTCCTGTTGGAATATATAACTGCTTTCTAAATTCTGCGTTTGAGTTACGAAACAATTGATCAAGAGCATCTTGAAATGCTTGTGTATCGTCGGCAATACCATCACCAACAGCACCAAAGTCTTTAACATTTACGCGGTCGTCTAGTTTAGATTGTAGTGTTCTAAATACAGATTTAGTAATACTCGAATCGTTTCTAGCAAAACGATAACTTTCAATAAGGTCTAGTAGGTTATCGTGTTCGGTTAATACCTTACTGTTTCCTACAGCAGGTGCGCCTTCGGCAACACTGCCATTACCTATGTAAAGTTCTTGTGAGTCTACTGCCCAGGCTAGTTCGCCACTTGACAGTTGTGGTACGCCGGCTTCGCCTTGTTTGCGACCCCTACGGACCTGTATTTTTGAGATTTGCACTACCGCCACGTTATTACTCCTAATCGATTATATTACTATTTAGCTGGAGCAATGTTATAACTTATAGTATTCTTCAAGTTTAGACAGCCACATATCTTCATATTTGTTCCAGTTATCTGGAGTAAGATCGAACTGCTGATATTCACACGCTCTACTACACATAAAAATATGTCCTTCGCGGATTTCGGTACCATATACTTCGTTATGAGCCAACGCATAAGCCATAAGTTGTAGATAATAATCTTCAACCCATTCCTCTTTCTTAGGCTTGTTTGTTTGCTTGTAATCCATAATTGACGGCTTACCTTTGTATGTACCTACAAGATCTGTTGTTCCTGAATACAAGCCTGGGTAGTATAAACTTTGTTCCATACTCCAGATCTCATCAACATCGCACAGAGCGTTTTCGATAATCACTGTTGCCATTTTGTTTGCTTGAACATGTACAGGATTGTTACCAGGCTGTCTTTGTTCGCCTACAACAAAACGTTCTAGGTTAGCGTGCATTGCTGTACCGATGCCTGCGGCTTCTGTAGTAATGCGTTTGGCATTTTCTTCGCCTACACGTTTCTTCCACTCGTTCAAATGTGTCATATCTTTTGTTGAGCTAAGAATAGTTGTAACTGATGGAGTTTTCTCTCCGTCTGGTGTTAAGTAAACCCGCTTACGAGTAACAGGATCATTGATTTGTTTACATTCGTGATATTTGATTTTTTCCACAAACGGTGGTGGAGTTAATAGTATTTCATTCATTATAATTTTCCAAACGACTGTGCGTAAATTCACAGCATCTTAATAGTATATACTAATTTATTGGAAGTGTCAAGAAGAAATATTGTTCATGGCTGCCGAAGAGGCAGTTTTATTAACATTGTCTTGGCTGTCTGGTGCTTCTTTACCGTCCTTTCTAGACTGTGAAACACCCGGAACATCTAAATTGATTCCGTCGCCATTATAATCGTGTACAAGAGGAGCAAATAGTTTTTCATGCTTTTGATAGATCATGTCAAAAACATCGTAATCTATTTTCATATCAGGAATAAGCTCGTCAATTGCTCCCCAATTAAATTTTGCTGGCTGGCCTTTGCTTTCAGCTCTTCCTTTTAATGTGAGAAGTTCTTGGTGTAAATTCATTGCTATCATTGATGTGTCGAATTCGTATAATCTCATTTTACACCTAATTGTTTTTTCATGTTTTGTACTTGAGATTCAAGATCTTTAACCATTTGTGCGTAAGTCGCATCTTTTACTTGATTCTCAGCATCTTGTTGTGCTAATGCTTGTTGTGCTACATCGGCAGTACTTGGTTCAGTTCTACCACCTAAATTTAATTTGCCCGAAACTCTCTTTTTAACAGCTTGTTTAGCCATTTGTCCAAGTTTAGATGAAGCCTGTTGTCCTACTTGCTTTGTGGCACCGCCAATAGTCTTTGCGGCTGTGCCAACTGCCTGTCCCACTTTGCTTGCCACATTACCTACAGCACGGCCTGCGGCCATTGCTCCACGTCCAAGCATTGCGCCTGCTCTGGCGGCTCCCATAGCAATAGCGGGTAAAATCTCATCCAACTGTTCTTCAGTTAAGTTTGGGTGTTGTCTTCTTAACTCTTCTCTAAGTTGGTTGAGTTCTTCTTTTGAGTAATGGAACTCGTATAAACGCATTTAGCCTGCCAATGTTCTTAATAGTTGATTAGAACGATCAATGCTTTCGCGTTGTGCTCTACCTGCTTCTTCTGGACCACCAGTTGCTGGTTCAGCAGTTGCGAAATCATCTTCATCTGGCTCTTCTGTATCAAGCTCAGGGTCAGCATTCATAGCGTCATCGCCTGCTGGTTCTGGCATGTCTGGAGTTTCGCCTTCTGGCTCAGCACCAAGCATGTCGGTCGGTGACTCTTCACCTGTTAGTGTTCTTACACCACTTGCTAGTGTTTCACGTGCTTGCTTTAGATTTTCCAATGCGCTTTGAATTGCTGGAGCAACAGTTTCAACAAATTGCTTGCTCTGCTCTAAGCCCATTTCATCTCTAATACTATCACTTAGGTCTAGTAGTTGGTCATTTTCCATTGATGCTAGATCTTCAATCCAACGGCTAACTTTGTCAACCATTGTTTTTGCGGCAACAATCGCACTAGCTTGATCCGTTGCGCTTTCGTTTACTTGGGGTTCCATTTCTTCTCCTTGGGTGTTTGATTCCATAACGTCTGGAATGCCGTTGCCGTTCTTGTCAACCCACCATGACCCTTTTTCGTCATGTGAATCATGCGGGCAATCGCATCCAGGTTTACAGTTGTGCATTTGGCATCCACAATCTTTACAATGATACTGTTCGTATCCTGCCATGTGTCCTTCTTGGATGGACGTTTCTCTTGAAGTAAGTTCAGCATTTACAGCATCGAGAATAAATTTTGCTTTTGAATATGCTTCGTTTTCGATAGTTTCATTAAAACTAGCACTTTGCTTAAAATTAAAAATTTGTGTTCTAATCTTATTGCGCATATCTTCCAGCGCAACACTATCGTATTGTTCTAAATTCAACTTTGTGCCGAATACTTTTTCGACAGTTTCGTTCAATTTCTTCGAATCCGGTCTAGTAAAAATATCTGTTGTTTTCATGACTCTCCACCCAAGTAATTTATATTGTATTTAGTACTTATACTGTCAAACGTAATGCTCGAAATTTAAGATTTTCATGCCTGTCCTTAGCAAAAAGCAATCTAGCCATGTATAAGTCTATCTTAAACTGATCGTTTTGATCTTTGGCTCTTTTTACTTTGTCCTTAAAAATTTGGTAATCTGCTAGAGCCATTCCAAATCTTTGATCTGCGCTATAAATTTGTTGTATTCTAGTATGCGATTTATATAGTGCTAATAAGTTAGCCATTTTGATAGCACACTTGTTTAGATAAACACCTTGGTAAAGAAGCAGTTCTTTCCTATACAAATCTTTTTGGGTTCCGTTTGGAACTATAAGAATATCACCTACAAGGATACCTTTTTCGGTTTTGCTTGGAGCAACGAATTCTTGTTTAGCAAGATCACGATTAACCTTACTAATTACACCATCTAATTTATGTTGAATATCAGTCATTAAAAAAGGCCCTTAGGCCAGTATTTAATGTAATAGTTTTCTGGGGGGCTACATCTTGAGTAAAATTGTAACTACTACGGTAAGAACTGATGCGATGATAGTACCAGTGGTACCAATGATAACTTTGGTTAAGCCCTTTTGACCGTGAACAATATCTTTATGAACGTCTTCTACTTTTTCTTCTAGTAAAGTCATGCGACGATCTAACTGCTCATAGCGCAATGCGCACAAGTCAACGTGTGCTTCTAAACTTTCTTTTTCTAAATTTGTTGTTGGGCTAGTAGCCATTTAATATCTCCGTTAATCTCGCTCCGAGATAGCGTTAAAGTAAACTCTTAGTTGGCCTTTATGAAGTTGTTAAATGGTGCCTTTATTTATTATTGCTTGTATTTATCATCGGGCCCCATCAAACAGTACTTTAGTATTAATTTTTGAGCCTGTTGTTTTAAACACTGCTGGATCTTTCTCAGCACTAGTATTTAGTCCAGACACGTATGGAACGCCGTCTATATCATCAACTAACAGTCCTACTGGATCGTTGTTCTTTAAGAACTGATCTTCTCTATCTGTATTAAATTCATATACCCACCAGTTGTTGTCAACATAAGGATCACGGTCATCAATAATGATGGCACGTAATTCAATAGCCTGACGAAGGCTATTAAAATTAGCTTGTTGCCCTTGTTTGACTACATCTGGGTCGTCTCTCAAAGGTCTGCTTCTGGTAATATCAACTTGAGTAAGAATCTTGTATTTCATAATCTGCTATTATTTAAGCAGATAAAAAAAGAGCGGAAAATTTCTTCTCCGCTCTTTAGTGTGACGCCTTCCGTTGTCACGGTCCCTAAGGTAGTTGGGATTCTATTATGCTAAGTCGTCACCAGTTAGTGTCAACTCAGTAACAGTTGCTGAAGTATCAGCGGCAATTGCATCTTTGATTGCAGCTTCCATTGAGCTGTAGTCAGATGCTGTGCCGTCGTTAGCTGTGTCTGAAGCAATAACTAGTGTAACTTCAGTTGCTGAAGGAACACCTACAATGTAAACTTCTGCGAAGCCTTGAACTGCGTTAACTGCTTTAGCCAAAAGTGACTGTGAGTCAGTGTAAGCGCCAGTACCTGCTAGTACGCCTTTAGTGAAGTCTACTGGGTTTGAGCTGTGAACAGCTGCAACTTCAATGAACTGAAGTGAACGTGTACCAAGTTGTGAACCTGCTACGATTTTTTGATAGTTTGGTGAAACTACTCCGAAAGTATTAGCCATGATATTTTCTCCTTAATCATTTACCCCTCTCCAGGGCTGGTTAAATTCTAAGATCACCATGATTCTTAGTACATGTATTTATCATTTTGGAGAAAAACTAGGTGTAACCGACGGTTTTTAATGAATTTAGTTGGGAGTCCAACGGTCTCTTGGTACTAGTTTAACTTTATCACCAGTCTTAACATAACCTTCGCCGCCTGGAACATCACCTGTAGATGCTGTAATATCTCCTTCGGCTTGATCAAGTTCTCTAATGATTTCGTCTTTGGCTTTCATAATTTCTCGTACTAGGAAAAACATACTTGCCATAGCACCTTCGTATTGATTACTAAGATCTTTAATACGCTGTTGTTGTCCTGCTGACACTGTGCTAGTTGCTAACCAATCAAAGAAGTTTTTAGGATCTAGTTGATCTAACTGTTTTGCTTTGCTTTTTGTGTTAACAAATTTATATACGATTTCTGCCAGCCCAGACAAGCCTTTAACAGGTGTGAGTAGATTTGATATTTGTTTACTTGATTTGTTTGCTTCACTTTCGATAGCACTTAAATTTTCTGCTCCTACTGCTGGTTTATGCGTAACGTATGTTTGTCCCACAACAACTAAATCGGAGTTTCCTGAAAGTGATTCTACATCTTTAATCGGCTGTCCTACTGTACTGCCTAGCCCGTCGTAGACTGCGTGTACTGCTACACCAACTTTACTTGCCGCTATACGGTTTCCAATGTCACTATTTTTTTTAACAGAATATGTAACTTTGTTAGGTGTAAATTTAATTACATTCTCATCTGCGGTGAATGGCTTATCGGAATAGTACAACAGATCTCCAAAAACAAATCCTTTAAAATTTTCTGGTGTTGCTTTTTCTAATATGGGCCAAAGACCTGACATACCATCGGCAAAGTTTTGTCGTTCTTGTTCTTTGCCAGGTTCTATCTTACCAGTGTTCATAATAAATGTGTCAACATCTTGTGGATTAGATAGCACTGTAGGAACACCAGGAGATACTTCAGACTTGCCACGCTTGATATATTCCCAAGCATTCTTAGGAAACATACGAAATTGGCCGTTGTCATCTCTACCCCAGTAAACTGTAGGACTGCCATCCCATTTAACAGCAACATCTTTAGCACCCGATGCTAGACTTCTAAGAACATCAATGGCTTTGAATACCCCACCATCCTCAGTGAACACTAGGTCTTCTAGGTGATTAAATTCTCTGCCAACTTTTTTGGCTTCTGTTAAAAATTCAAATGCTCTCATTTTACAATATCTATAATTGATCTCATCCAGCCAATACTTCCTGGTTTGTAACTTTCAAATGCTTCCTTCTGTGGAAGTTCAATATCATATTTACTTAAGGTTTCTCTTGCCGCGGAAATTAGCTCTTCGTAGTTAGGAAGTTTCTTGATGTATTCGAGAATACTGTCAACACTTCTAATATCTTTTTCTGTAGCAGTTTGACCTAATAATTCTTTAGCAATAGTATTCCAATCGTCTGAAATAACTTCATTGCTATCAGGATCTAACAAACCGCTTTTTGGTGAATACTTTAAGTTCTTTGCTCGAGCAATGCTTGAAAGAACAATATGTCTATGCTCTCCTCTGTACTTGCCAGACCCGCCTATCATTGATCCTTGTTGAAATTTAGGATTAGTAGTAAACATGAAGTCTGATTGTACAAAACCGTTTGACTCATCGCCGTTGATAGGAGTTTTTAAATGTACGTTGTCGCCTGACTTTCTAACATTCTCTTTACCAAACTGTGATACCATTTTTTGAAAGAACTCTTCTTTGTCCATCTCATTAGCATCAACTGAAAGATCTAAATCCCCTGAGCTGTTTAATTCAAATGTACCGTCTGGATCTTCTTTACGTCCAGTAGTACCTAACCATTTAACAGGTTTATTATCTTCACCCTTTTCTGCTGTAAAGTCTAATCCTGTAATTTTTTCAATATAAGCAATAGTAGGTTCAACATCAGCAGTAGCAATACGCTGTGTGAGAGGTTTCTTATCTTTATCTTTAAAGACGTTTCCGCCTTCGCTTAAATTAGTTTTCATTCTTTTTAGCCTTGCGCTTTGATTCTGTAATTTTTCTAATGCCTCTTTCAAATTTAGCAGGGTCTTTACCCTTGATGGCATTAATCAATCTACGTTCTAATTCATCTGCTGTTTCAGCATCGTAATGTTTGGCCATTGATTCGATAAGATTGATAGCACTATTAATGACATTGGTTGCTCTACTCTCAATAAGAGCTTCGGCATTTCTATGCTCAGCAATAGCATTAAGTTCTTGTAATATCGATCTTGTTTTTATCTTCATGGTTCTAAACACCTTTTTTGTATTTAACCTTTTGCACAGATTACATTATATTACATTTAAATGAAAAACACAATAGTTTTCTTTTCATTTTACAGTCATGCTAAAAAAGCATAACAGTTTTGCGTAAAAAGTGGTTGAAAAAATGTAAGCATGGCTGTACTATAATGGTAAATACTGAGGCAATAAGAGCAATTCTTGTTGTCACACACTTAGACACATAGGACAGACTATGCGCATTATCCATGCGTTACAAGCGATTGCACCGCCGGGGAAGTTCCGGGGTATTGCTTTCCTCAAGCATCCATAACATTCAAGGAGAAAAATGATGAAAAGCATCATCGACGGCCTTGTGAGTATGTTTGGACGCAACTCCTCACGTTGGGAAAAAGACATGCTTACTTGGGCAAAAACTGAGTATAAGAATGATTGGCAGTTTGCCTATCATTATATGCTCAAGCACAAGGGCAGAGCCCCAACAATAGGAGTAAAACTGTAATGACACAAGCGATCTTGACAGCCGCACAATGGCTAAATTTCGATGGACTAGCGGACCTAATCCGCGATTGGAAACGCACAAGAGCCCGCAAGGCACTAGAGCGTCAAACAATCAGAGAACTTTCAGCACTAACTGATCATGAACTACGTGATCTTGGTATTGGCCGTTCTGACATCACATCTATCGCAAAGGGAGACTTCTACAGATGAACACACTAACACACACTAGCTTTTATAATATTACATGTAAAATTTGTTCTGTTATTCGCAAAGCACTTGTTACTGCTTTTGTTACCATTATTGCTTTTGGTGAGAGCGCAGGTAGGGCTAGAGCCGCTGCCGAACTATCACGCCAAGGCTATCATGATGAAGCAAACGCTCTAATGTTGGAGAAGTGGAATGACTAATTTTATTCGCGGAGCACTTGTTTTTACGGCAATGTTTGCTGTACTTGCTGGAGTAATGACACTTCATGCTATGAGTATTGCGGGGTTACTATAATGTGGCCATATACTGATGAAGAGTATGAAGAGTTCTTTGGAAAATAAAGTTCATTAATGGCAAACACTCTTATTGACCTTTATAAATAAGAGTGTTACATTAGTAACAGTTGTTAGAAACTCTAACAACAATGACACAGACACACAAGGAGAAACACTATGTCAAATAAAATTGAAATGCCTAAGGCACCTGAAGTAAAATTCAATAAAAATGGATATGAGATCCGCACTGACATCTTAGCAATGGCTAAAGATGTATCAATCGAAGACTTTCATGTAAAGTTCCAAGGTTGGGAAATGACTGCTACTCGCGATGAGAAGACTGGTCAAATTGTTTCTAAAGTAGATATGCCTGAATTTCCAGGACTAGAAAAGATCTTAGAAACTGCGGAAAAAATGTATGATTTCGTCAATCAAACTGGCGTGAAGAAGTAAAAGAGCCCGTAGGGAAACTATTAACAGTAAAAGGGTCGTTAGTTCTACTAGCGGCCCTTATTTTTTCTAATCATTTTCTTGAGGCGATAATCTCTTAAAGAAACATTTGACGGTCTGGCAATCATTCCACTGACACCGTCGTCTGTGTAAGTATCCTTAAACCATTTCTTTAGATTGTAATCGGATCTTTCTTGGAAGGGATTTTTGTGTACAAAATTAAATCTTCTAGTATGTTCGCTATAGCTATATTCAAATTCAGTATCATCTGTAAACTCTTTGCTTAGCCTAGGACCAAAGTCCTCACTAAATTCTATATTTTCTAGATACAAACAATTATACGACTTAACTTTTAGACTGCGCATCACATGAAGTCTGTCTACTCCCGGGTGGACTAGGAACTTTTCATATCTGATACTTTTCCTAATCACTAAAGGATTAGTCCATCTTTGATGCTGTAAAAACTCTCTGTGAAGGAAGATTATCTTTTTTAATTTATAAAAAAATAATTCTGCGTGATCTCTAATTATAGAACTATCAAAGTTGTTGTACTTTACAAACACTTCTCTGATATGATCTTTGTTCTCATCAAATATTACAGGATTATTGGTTCTTATGTATTCGAATACGTAGAAACCTAAATCTTCTCCGTATTTTTGTAAAATTTCTGTGCCCTCTAGGCCTTTTTCATATGCTACCAAATCGTCTGTGTTAACGTTAATATATTTCATATCCATTTCCTAAAGGCAGTATCATCTACGTTAGTTACAGTACTAAAGTTTCGTTGATTGAATCTTATAATAGTATCTTGTACATGATGCGATTGAATCTCTTCGAGATTACTTCTCTCCATTTCTTTATCCGAACACACTAGAAATTCATATTCATTGTAACCAAATGCTTTTAGTATTACAAATCTATCTCTTCCAGGATGTACCAAATACTTATTATCTTTGTATGGAGTTGCTACCAAAGGATTGTAAAACTTTTTGTTTTTAGCAAAATCATTTTTAAGCCAAAGTTGTTTTTTTATTTTACTTAGGCCGACTTGTTCTTTTTGAGTAAGGTGCTTTTTATTTTGTATACTACGTATAATTTCTTTGTACTCGTCGAAAACATCAAAGTCGACTTTTGTAAAAAAGAGATAAATTATTTCCCCAATAACAGGACTGAACTGTTTATGACACCAATCTAAACTTGGAGCACGGTCATCACTTATGTTATCAAAGGAAATAATTTCATATCTCATTAATTGTTTTCTTTTTGTTCCTTAAGCACTGCTTTGTCATATTCAGCACGATCAACAATGCCTTCGTTTAGAAGACGCTCACGGTTAATCATGTGCTGTGCTTGTACATCATCTTTGCTACCGCCAAAGTAAGGAACGCAATGTCCTTCTTCAATTAGGATTTGTGTAACCATACGTCCATCTGCGGCACGGAAGTCTCCTAGAATACGTCCAAACTTGCCTTTCATGTCTTCGCCATTCTTGTCTTCTGTGGTGATAAGTTTAGCGTCTTTTTCTAACAATTCGTATAGTCTGTTCTTTGCCGCAAGTCCAAATAGTTTTTCTACATCATCTGATGTACGGCTTTCCGGTGTGTCAATGCCCATAACACGTACACGCTCATCTTTTAGTTGGATTCCAAATCCTAGATCGATGTCAACGTCGACAGTATCGCCGTCAACTACTTTTACGACGTGAACGTCGTATTCGTTAGTATTCATAGTTCGCTCCTATTTTAATATGTGTATTTATTACCTAACTTCAATCCAGCCTAGGCTTGCCCAACCGTCTTTGTTAGAACCAGTTGCGGCAATAGCAATCAAGAATGTACCTGATGTATCACCCAGTGTGGTT